TTTGATTAAAATTCCAAAAAATGTCAATAATCCAAAGGTTACTATTTTTTTGCTCATTACTTTATTATTTTCTTAGTAAGGTATTCACAAAATGTATTCATCGACTGAAAGGAGATAATCTTCGATTTCATTTCTAAAAAGATTTTATATTTTTCCTTACAAGACTTAGAAAAATAACCTTTTATTTCAATAAAAGCATCAAAATCATTTAAGAAAAAATCAGGGATGTATAATGAATTTATTTTATGAATTTTAAAGAATTTCTTGCCATATTCCCACTTTATATCTGTTTTCATTAACAATTTTGCAAATCTTAGTTCATATGAACTTCTAAGATAGATTTTTTTATTGTTATGTTCGATATAACACGTAGAGTATGACCTATCATACTTTCTTTTCCATCTTTTATCAGAAAATCGTTTTGCTAAATTATTTAATTTTTCCGTTCTAAAAATTTCATTTTTATAATTTTCAGAATTTTTTTGCGCAATTTTAGCATATATTTTTTTGTATCTTTCTTCGTCTGTTTCTTTTAAAGAAAGAAGTCCCATCTTTTTTCTTATATCTGGGTTTTTCCAATTTTCACTCGAAGCTAAACCATGTTTTTTCTTAACGTCTGGTTTATTATGTGCAATTTTTAAAGCTTCAATATGTTTCTTCTTATATTTTTCTGTGCTCCATTCATTTTTAATGGCACATGATTTACAATGAAATTTGTGTTTTTTATTTTTTTCTCTAATGATACACGTTCTAACTTGATTAGAGCAAATAATACATTTCACAAAAAACAATTCTTTTTGTTTTAAAGAAACATTTTCATGAAGAATAAAATTTCCAACATCAGAAAAAATATCATAAACAGTTTTCATCTGTATCATTATACGACAAGACAACGTCTTCATCAGTTATGTCACAAATTTTCTTCCACCCATTATCTGTTAGAATTTTATGATCTGGCGTACAAATTAATTTTTTACCATCATCAAACTCATATTCGAAACATTCTTTTATTCCTTGATCAAAAACGTCAATAACGACATCGGTTTCAAATAATTTTTTATCTTCTGAATATGAAAATATATTGTCACCGATTTTAATCTCTGATATTTTTTTTGTCTGATAATCAGACATCAAAATCAATTGTGATTCTTCTATGCATTGAAATATGCCGGCATATCTTTTTTTGTTAAAGACATGATCAAATACATTTGGGTCGGTCTCATTTACTATACCAGGGGCTAAATGATTCTCATACCATTCTTTCACTTCTGACCACGTCGGATTCGCTTTCCCTTCATGACGCACAAGGATCAGTTGAATGGCTCTCTGAATCATTCTGAGTGTCTCTAGACCTAGAATATCAAATTTGATAATTCCAGCAAGAGGTGAAAGACACTTAATATTCATTCCTTCTGGCCAAGGAGTCTGGACTTCTTTTCTGACTGTAATAAGCGGCATATATTTTTCTGGATCATCCAGGACTACGACTCCGCCTGCGTGACGGCCGAGGCTCTTCGGCTGCTTATAAAGTGATTTAATTCTTTCAGCGACTTGTGGATATTTCTCGACGAAATCTCTAAATGATGCGGAATATTTTATGCAATCATCATATTTCAACTGGAATAGACTTTTATTCTCTTTTCCAATAGCGTGAGGACGTACGTCGCTATCCAGTTTTCGAGTCATCTCGTTGACTTCGTTAAAGTCTAATCCATATAATCTAGACACATCTTTCACAAGACTTTTTAGTTGCAGCAGGTTGAAATTTGTGATAGGGATAACGTTGTCATCGCCGAACTTTTCTTTCATTTTTGATAAAAGAAGCTCGCGATCTGCAATATCATTATCAATATCGGGTTCATCGAACCTGGCCATGGAAATAAAGCGTTCGAAGATAAGACCATACTTTAGTGGATCTAGTTGAGTGATACCAAGAACATAATTGACGAGCGACCCGCCGCCCGAACCGCGACCTGCGCCAACCATCATATTTTCGTGAGCAATATCGATGATGGCTTTCATTGTCAAGAAGTAACGAGCGAAATTCTTCTTTTCTATGATTTTCAATTCATGTTTGAGACGTTCGATATATTGTTTCTTTCCCTTTAGACCACGTCGAATCATACCGTCTTTGCAGGCTTCGATCAGTGCTTGCATATCTGTCATTCCCGGAGGAACAACGAAATTTGGAAGCTTCATGCTGTTATCGAACGTTATGTCACCGATAATATCATGAGCGATATGCCAGCCTGTCTCAATTGCTTCACTCACAATAGCATCATTATAGAACTGCATATCTTCTGTGTAGTTCTTGTATGACGACCACATTTGTTCTGCATTTTTCGGATAAAGCTCGCACTTTAACTCAGAAATGTCCTTTGGAAGCATATTCGGATCGATTTTATCGAAATTTAGTCGTCCAAGCTTCTTATAGATTTCTCTATCCAACCACATTTCTGGTCGTGGGTAATGGCTATCGGCGGCGGCGACGAGTTTGATTCCAGACCTCTTACTAAACTCTATAAGAGCGCGATTGACTAGGTGTTGCGCCGGGAGTTTGTTGAACTGGAGTTCTGCAAAAACGTTCTCTCGACCGATCGCGTCAGCCAAACGATCGACAGAATTTCCCATTTTTGTGACGACCCTGTCCATAATAGCAGCGTCATCCAATTTGTCGTGCGTCAAATCATCGAATGCAACACCAGGAAATTCTGTCAAAACGTCATATGCAAGATTTCCGCCAATACAAGCAGAAGATACTATGACGTCTCTACCGAGCTCTTTGAGCATATTCGCATCAATCCTAGGGAACTTGTAGAAACCATCTTTGTAGCCACGTGATGTGAGTCTAAAGAGGCTTTCGACGCCCCTGTTAGATTTCGGTAATACGACGAGGTGATGTCTTCTATTGACAGGATTGAACCATTTGCTTACGTCTTTCGTAGCGTCTTCATTTTCGACAGTGGCACCCTCGCCGACGTCTTCTTCTACGTCAACAATTTTTTTCTTTTCTTCTTTCGCTATTTTCTTGGCTTCTTCAGCCTCAAAACGATGACGTTCCCATTCCTTGAGGTCTGGGTGGTAATATGCTTCAATACCAGGAATATATTTGAATTTTTGGCCCTTCTTTTTTAGTTCTTGGGCTTTAAAATAAGCGAACGGTACAGAATTCATGTGGCCGTGCTCTGTTATGGCGATTCCGTCTAGCCCGTTTTCGACAGCAAAATCAATATGTTCTTCTGGAGAACCGAAGCCGTCATTTAACGAACCGTTTGTGTGACTATGAATAGATACGAATTTCTTGGGCGCTGACATATGCCTTAAAGATATAACTTTTTAAGGCAAACGTTTTTATGAATGAACCAAATAAATCATCCTGCCCACTTCCATCCAAGACTTCCGACAAAGCTCTCGGTCGTTGCACCCACAACCTGAACACACAAGACCAATTCATCAGGACGACCGTCGAGTCTCATCCCAAGCGGGAAAAGAGACGCGAGTTCATTAGATTGGATCAGGTCTGTTGCGCTTGAACCATAACCTCCTGCGATCTTGAACCCGTTTGTGACAGTGTTTGTGCTGTTGCGACCCACGTCGTACTGTATGCTAGAGCTTGGAACGTTTTGCCAATTCGCGAAATCTGTTCCTGCAATCGTCGGATTGTATAGCAGAGCCCATCGAAATCCAGAATTTGCTGTCGTCGTGCAATATATGTTCGCAGTATTCGGTACAACGTGAGAACCTGACCGTCCTGGCATTATTCTCATGCTAATGACGGGGACCAATCCAGCATTGCTTACACCAGAAACAGGCGTAATTGCGCGATCAACAGAGCCGATAATGTTTGTCGGATCATAACCACCTTCGCTTATCATAGCGCACGTCATATGTTCCATAGAACCCGACGTGGCGCCTGTCATGTTCGTTATTTCATACCTGACAGGAAGATTTGGAGATCTGAACTGTGCTGTGCCGCTTACATTTGTATTATAGAATTCGTGAACAATATCCGGTTCATTGCCAACATCGAACGCACAACGAATTCGACCCATCCACTTTATGTCGACGATAAAGAATTGGACCTTACTAATGTCAAGTATGTGACCACTTACACCTGTACCGTCCATTTTATCTTCGTTCCATGCGCTCTGTGAAACGACTGTATCTACAACGACTCCTGTAACATTGCTTCGAAGAACAATATTCGTTACACCGTCTGTATTTTCAAGAAATATTCCGTTATTATCGTCGAATAAGCCGACGCGTTTTCTAATTCCTGTCTGAGGAGTTCCAAAAACAAAACTGTTTAAAATATATTGGCTTTTTCCTGGCTGATATGCGCTGTGAATGCGTGATTGCCGAATTGCTTTTGAACCCGAAGTATTGCTGACGCTTAGTGTTGTGCTGCTCTTATAATAATTGTACGAACTCGAGGCATTTAGAAGGAATTGCGTATCAAAGTAAAGAGATCGATCATCTCCTAATTGTTTGACATCGAAAATTGTCTCTGGTTGAGAGACACGTCCTCGGGAAAACGCGTCCGTGCTCGTCGATTCTGTGTCCCAAACTACTTGTGTTTTTGGCCAGTATGTCATATCAAATACCTGTCAAACTATGTACCAATTGCCACCGTACGCCAATAAAGAAATTGACGTATATTGATATATGATTGTAAGCGACGAAATTCCATCGATTTTTTGTGAATTCACTGGATTTATAGTTATTGAATATGCATCTAAATTATTTTTCTTAATGCAAACAACCGTAGAATCAACAAGCATTGCATCAGGAAGCGTTAAATGCAATTAACTGTTGACGATACTAGCGTGTATGATTTAGTTACAGCTGCTGAAGCACTGGTAATATAGTCAACAGATACTTTCGATGGATTTGCAAATGTAACAGCGCTATTAAAAGTTGAAGGAAGATCCACTTGAAATGAATCTTCGTCGGGATTTTGTTGTACAACGCCCCGATGCTCAACTGTTACTTTCACTCAAATAAATATTTGAGTTTCTTACGTCAAAAAGTCTTATTTTCGAGCATATCCATCTTAGAATTCAAAAAACCAGCAGCAAATGACGAGATTTCTTCTGTTGAATAGAGCCCAGGAAATTGATTATATTCCAAAAAATGGAATTTCCCGGATGGTTCAACGACGTAATCAATTCCGCAAATGTCTAGTCCAAAAAATTTCTTAATTTTAATAGAGTGCTTTAAAACTTCGTTCGATACATCCCATTTCAATACGTCGGCGCCGACTGAATTTTTAATCCACGAAGAATCATTCGTATATTCAAGTCCGAAATATTTGTCACCTATGAAAAGAACTCTCGTAGATCGACCTTCATAGAATTTTTCAGCGGTAGCAATTCCGTCCCATTCTGGGATATCCATGTACGTCTTGCAAAAATGCTTCCCTTCACCGACGTGTAAATTTCCTGTTTTAACGACAAATGGATAATCTATATCGATACACTCTCCATATCTTCGTTGGATTACACGATCTGTAACTAGATTAGCGTCAATGCACATTTTCATCACATCGTGACGATTTTCTAATTGTTTTAATTTCTTTGGGTCTGGCCAGGCGTGAATATTGTTTTGAAGCAACAAATCAAGATTTCTAATACGACGTGTTGTATCATCTGCAGAAGCATATATGATGCAACCTTTTAATCCAGACATCGCTCCATAAGAAAACGTGCCATCATCTGCAATGACGACATCAAGATTTTTCATAGAATGCCACCAGCGATCGCGCTTAAAAACAAGCGGCATCGTAACGTTATATTCACCGGACATCAAAATAAGATCGCGTGTCATATCAAATTGATTTTTCGTCTATACGTTTTTTGATGCTATGCAGCTCATTCAATTTTTTATTGTACTCTTCCCTAAGTTTCTTTTTTTCAGCCTGAAGTTCCGTTCGCAATTTATTTTCTTTCTCAACATCAAGAAGATATTGCTCGTACTCTTTTTCGTAATTTACATTTTCTCTTTTGGGAATTTGAACTGCTACAAAAATCCCTACGGTTCCCCAATCAGATGAAAACAGTTTTATGTCTTCATACGAAGGAGTAATTCCGTATTCGTAGTAACATTTTGCGATTAATTTATGACCAGCTTCTTGAATTTCTTGAATTGTTGGCTCAGGCCCGACAAACAAATCAACAATTTCAGACGGATAAATCTTTTGTGGCTTTTTCAAAATAGATTTAAATTTGCTCATATTCCCACCAGAAACAGTCCAAAGACAACGCAGATTATTCCTATAATATTTTTGACAGTAATTGTTTCGTTCAAAAAACACCAAGCTAAAAGTAATGAAATAATCGGATATACAGCAGTCGTCGCGCTTAGAACGAATATGGGAGTTTTCTTTGCAGCTGATGCATAAGCCAAAGACGCACCGACGCCAAGAAGACATCCGATAGTCGTCCACAAGAATCCAGCAATATTCCAGTCAGTCGGTAATTGTTTGAGACGCATCCATACAAAAACAAGCGGACCAATAATTGAGTAAAGATATGAACTCATCATCAACATCATAAGAGGTGATGAATTCTGAACAGCAAGTTTTTGAGTGAATCCCCAGACTCCCCAACAAACGATACAAACAACCAACAACCACATATTACTCTACTTCGATGATGTCAACAAGTGTCGGTTTGTAGTATTCTGCGCCGCCAACACGTGCAAATATTTGACTATTAATTTGTGCAGATCCCTCAAAGTGAGTGTGTCCAGCAAATACTTCTAGTTTCTTACTTTTCGGTAGATCGCCCATTGTATTAACAAGCATATCCCCCATACACTTAGAAATGTAATAAGGCTGAGCATGTATATCTGTCTCCCTTCCTCGATATCTAGAAATCTGTAACCACGGCGGAATATGAGTCGCAAAAAGACAATGATCAACGCGAGAAAATGCGTTTTTCAGTTTACTAGAAGCTGATATTGCACAATCATTAGCAATTTTAGCACAAAAACTCATTATTCCTTGCAGGTTTGACGTCGCAATAAATTCATGAAATTCTTCTACTCTCCACCAATCGTT